TATCTACTGCAGCTGCTGAGAGATTAGGTGTTGGTGAAACTGGTGACGGTTCTTACGGCGAAATGGCTTTCACTATTGAGAAATCAACAGTAACAGCTAAATCAAGAGCTCTAAAAGCTGAATACACAATGGAACTAGCGCAAGACCTTAAAGCAATCCACGGATTGGATGCTGAAGGCGAACTTGCAAACATCTTATCTGCTGAAATCTTAGCTGAAATCAATAGAGAAGTTGTAAGGTCAGTTCTTAAAACTGCTAAAATTGGTGCTCTTCAAACATCAACTGCCGTTTCTGGTATTTTTGATGTTAACACTGATTCAGATGGAAGATGGATGGTTGAGAGATTCAAAGGCTTAATCATGCAAATAGAAAGAGAATGTAACGTAATCGCTAAAGAAACACGTAGAGGTAAAGGTAACTTTATTCTATGTTCTTCTGATGTTGCTTCAGCTCTAGCAGCTGCTGGAATGTTAGATTACACACCAGCTCTTTCAGCTTCTCTAAATGTTGACGACACAGGTAATACTTTTGCTGGTGTTCTTAACGGAAGAGTTAAAGTGTACATCGACCCATATTCAACAGTTGATTTCGTATGTGTAGGTTACAGAGGTACTAACCCATACGACGCAGGATTATTCTATTGCCCATACGTTCCTTTAACCATGGTTAAAGCAGTTGGCGAGAATGATTTCCAACCAAGAATAGGATTCAAAACAAGGTACGGCATGGTTGCTAACCCTTATGTAGCTATTGATGGTTCTATCGGTTCAGATAGAAGTAACCAATACTTCAGAATCTTCAGAGTTGACGACATTATGGTGTAAACCTAATTAGTTAAATCTAATTTAAAGGGGTCTATTTTAGGCCCCTTTTTTTATGTGTATAAATAATTTAGTATTAATTAAACTATGGAGAAATACAATGAATAAAATAATGATAATCGGACTATCTATATTATCGCTTTCACAATTTGCAAGTGCTAATATAAGTGGTTCAATTGGAATGGAGTCCGAATACTTTTTCAGAGGAGAAAGTCAGGGCGAAGGTACAGCTATGCAAATGTCATTACACGGCGAGAAGTCTGGTTGGTTTGGTGGCGTATGGGCGAGTGAAATTGACCATGAAGTTTCTAGTTGGGAACATAACTTTTATGGTGGTTATTCTTTTAACTTATCAGAAGATACAAGCTTTTATGGTGGTGTAATCGATTATGATTACGACAGCCATTGGTTAAAAATTGGACCAGATGCCGAAAATGATAGAATCGATTCAAAAGAATACTTTATTGGTAGTTCTTATAAAAGTGTTTCATTAGAACACTATGTTGACTCAGATGATAGCGACCTTACATATACACAATTTGGTTATGATTTACCATTAGGTTTAGCTATGATAGACCTCATGTTTACTTGGGGTAGATTCAATGATGGTGATGATGTATTCGGATTAAAAGGAACTAAAGCTCTTGGTGATTGGGATATATCAATTATGGCAATGAAAAGAAATAATATGGATTCACATTCATCTGTAGGTCTACATTATAACTTTTAACATTAGAGGGCTAGGATTGTATAAATAGATATATGGCAACATTAACTACAAACAAAAACTTTCTTAGCCCAGTTGGGTTTCAATTTAAAGTAGACCATACAAAATATCCTAATTTGGAATACTTTGTTGTTGCTGCTACTTTACCAGGTCTTAATATTGCGTCTGCAGAACAACCATATCGTGGTGTTAATTTAGGTTTTACTGGCGATAGATTATCATTTGATGATTTTTCAATTAGAGCCAATATTACAGAAAACATGGAAAACTATATTGAAACATTTGAATGGATTCACAATATAGTACAATCAGAGAAAGCAGAAGATTTTAAAGCAGATGCTACATTATTAATACTTTCATCACACAATAATGTAACAAAGGAAATAAAATTTAATGGATTATTTCCAACAAGTTTAAGTGCAGTTGAGTTTGATTCACAAGCTGAAGCAATAGACTATTCTCAAATGGATATAACATTCGCATATACCTCATTCGAATTTAAATAAACAGGTTTACTTTTACACAGAAATGTGTTATAATATATATTATGAATAATTTAGAATCAATAATTGAAATGTGGAAAACCGATAGTGTAATCGAAGAGATGGAACTAGGAGAGGCTTCTAGACAATCTGCAAAATTACATTCCAAATACCTAGAATTATATAGTGTAAATAAATTAAAACTAAAGAAATTAGAATTAGATTTTAAGGTATTATTACGCGATAAATTCAATCACTATAATGGTAAATTATCACAAGAAGAATTAGATACCAAAGGATGGGATTATGACCCATTAAATGGTCTTACTGTATTAAAAGGCGATATGGATAAATACTATGACGCCGACCCTATTATACAAGAGCATCAAGCTAAAATTCACTATACACAAGAAATGGTTGATACATTAAAAGAAATTATGGACAATATTAAGTGGAGACATCAGTCGATTAAAAATGCCATTGAGTGGCATAAATTCACATCAGGCATGTAATGGAATCACTTATTATCTCAAAGGTTAATGAAACCTTTTTACACATTGAATGTGAACCTTCAGTCGAAAGAGAATTATCAGAACATTTTTGTTTCTTTGTTCCTGGTTATAAATTCATGCCAGCATATCGTAACAGAATGTGGGATGGTAAAATCAGATTATTTGACCAAAGAAAAAAATCATTATATACCGGATTATTTAAATACCTAAAAGAGTTTTGCGAACTTCGCGATTACCATATTATAATAGATGATAAAAATGGTAACCCAGACCCTTATGAAAAATACGACAGAATCATTACAGATTGGCCACTTACAGCTGGTGGTAAAGAAATTACTCCTAGGGATTACCAATTAGACGCTTTACAACATGCGTTAGAACATAAAAAGAGTTTATTATTATCTCCAACTGCTTCTGGTAAATCACTTGTTATATACATGGCCATTCGGTCTTTCCTTGAAGCACATGACTCAAATGTTTTATTAATAGTACCAACAACATCTTTGGTTGAACAAATGTATGCAGACTTTGGTGATTATTCACAAGCAGATACATGGAACCATGAAGAAGAATGTCACAGAATTTATTCTGGTAGGGAAAAATATAACATAAATAAAAGAGTTATTATAACAACATGGCAATCAATTTATAAAGAAAAATTAGATTGGTTTGCAGATTATGGCATGGTTGTTGGTGACGAGGCCCACCAATTTAAAGCTAAATCATTAACATCAATATTAGAAAAATGTGTTAATGCAGAGCTTCGTATGGGTACAACTGGAACACTTGATGGAACACAAACACATCAATTAGTATTGGAAGGTTTATTTGGTCCAGTTTATAAAGTTACAACAACAAAAGAATTAATAGATAGAAATGATTTAGCACAATTGGATATATCGGTTTTAATTTTAAAATACCATAATGATATATGTAAGGCTATGATTAAAAATAGTTATCAACAAGAGCTTGATTTTATAGTAGGATATGACCCAAGGAATCAATTCATATCTAATTTGGCAAGAGACCAAAAGGGTAATACACTAGTACTTTTTAATTATGTAGAGAAACATGGGAAACCATTACACAGATTATTAGAGAAAAAGTTGGATAAGGATAGAAAACTTTTTTATGTATCAGGAGAAACAGATGTCGACACAAGAGAATCAATCCGTGAGATTACTGAAAAAGAAAAGAACGCCATCATTGTTGCTTCCATTGGAACTTTTAGCACTGGGATTAACATTAGGAATTTACATAACATTATCTTTGCTTCTCCAAGTAAAAGTCAAATTAGAGTCCTTCAGAGCATCGGAAGAGGATTAAGGAAAAGTGACGACGGACGCGAAACTAAATTATATGATATCGCTGATGATTTACATTGGAAAGCTAAGAAGAATTATACACTACAACACGCTGCAGAAAGAATTAAAATATATTCCAAAGAAAAATTTAAATACAAACTATACGATATAAATATATAATATGGATAAACTAAATATAAGACAATTTAAACTAATTAATGGTGAAGATATTATCGCTATTCTAAATGTTAAGAATGATGATAATTATATGGTGGAAGGACCTGTAATATTACAACCTAACCTATTTGGAAATATGCAATTTCAGCATTGGTTTCCACTTTCCAATCAAAGAGTTTTTAAATTATATAAAAATCGTATTGTACATCATGTACCAGTGGAAGAATATTTACATGAATCCTACATTAATTTTGTTCTGAATACTAAAAGACCTGAATATAAACTTCAGTCCATGAAGGAAGCAGTACAAGATATAGTGGAGAGGGAGAGAGAAATAATAGAAGAAGAATACTTAGCAGGAATGGATACTGTTCCAAAGGAGACTATACATTAGTATACCTCTGGCCCCTGCCAATACTATATTATTATATCACAAAACTCTGTAAATGTAAACACGCAGGTTAAAACTTTTTTGGTTTACAAATGATTGAAAGTATGATATAATATAACATTATGGAGAAATAAAACAATGTCAGCAAAAGCTAAAGCAAAACCACATTATGTGAATAATAGAGACTTTTCAGAAGCCGTTATGGATTATGCAGTCCGGGCACAAAAAGCAAAAGCAAAAGATAAAAAACCACCTACAGTAGACGATTATATAGCTAAATGTTTTATAAGAATCGCAGAAGGTTTATCACATCGACCAAACTTTGTACGATATACTTATAGGGAAGAAATGGTTATGGATGCTGTAGAAAATTGTCTTAGGGCAATAGGTAATTATA